GCGGGTCTTCCTCGATACGTTGGGTATAGAGCGTGATCGGCGCGTCGTTCTCCCAGCCCTCGCGGATTTCGACCTCGGCGCCGTCGAAGGCCGAGATCGGCGTCGCGCCGACGCGGATATCCTCGATCTTGAGGGGGCCATAGCCGACCAGCAGCAGGAGCCGCATATAGCGCTCGTTGCCGACCGTCTCGGTATAGGGCTTGGCCGCCAGGACCGGGAACAGACGCCGTGTTCCGTAGACGCGCGGGATCGCGCCGTAGGGATTGAGCCGGTTGGACGTCCCCGTGATCGCATAGGCGGGCGCCGACAGACCGGTGGCTTCCGCTCCCCGTACTGCGGGACTAGGTGTGGGCGCGATGGCATTGACGAGTAGCGAGCCGACCATGGTGATGGCGCCCGCGATGACGAGCTTGGTAAGCCCCATCGCCGTGAAGACTCCGGCCGCATTGACCGCTGCGACCTCGACCCCGAACAGGGCGGCTGTCAGCGCCGGTGCCGCCCATGCCGCGAAGGCAATGACCGCGATGGCGCCGATGATGGCGAGCGGGTTCTTCCCACCCACGCCCCCGCCGCCGCCCAGCGCGTTGACCCGCACGAAAAGCCGCGCATTGGGTTTAGGGCGCACCCGTGCCCACCAGTGGCGCGGCACTTCCTCGTCGTCGACGAAGACCTGCAGGTAGGGCCAGTAGCGCTGCGGCAGGTCGGAGGCTTCGAGCATCTGCGCGAGGCTCAAGCCCGCCGGAGAAAACCGCTCCTCCCGATCCGTCGAGAAAGGGCGTGCCACCAGTGTCCAGCGGATCGGCGTCTCGATCTGCAATCCATCAAGCGGCATGGCGGTAAAACCCGAGCAAGCGACGCTCCCAGCGGGAGCCCGCGTCGAAGCGCTCAATGACGCTGTCGCAGTCCTTTTCGATATGGAGCATCCAGCCGGACACCACGACGACGCCGACATGGATGGGCCGGCCCATGACCCGCAGCAGTACGCCGTCACCCGGCCTCTCGCTGCCCTTGGGGACGGGTGTCCAAAGCCGGATGCGTTCGTCCATCAGGGCGGCAAGTAGATCGCGGTCGTGGCCTGGCCGGTAAGCGATGCCCTCGTATTCGGGGATAGCACCGCCGAAGCGTTCGTTGATCACGAGGCGGAGCAGGCCATAGCAGTCGAGGCCCTGCCGGTCGCGCCCGCCTTCCTTGAAAGGCAGGCCGACATACGTGCTGGCCCAATCAGGAAGCTGCGACATCAGAATGCCCCCGGAAAACGCGCAGGCGTCATCTGCTCGCAGACCGGCTCGGAGAGAATGTCCTCGTATACGAGGTCGCCGGAGATCTCGCCCGCATCCCAGGTCACGTTGCGCAGCCGCATCCCGGCATATTCGACCTCGATCACATCGGGCTGGTCGGCGAGCACGACCCGCAGCGTGACGCTCGGCGGCTCGGCGATGGTGCGCACCTCGTCGACGATCAGCCGCTCGGTATTGTCGATCCGGATCCGGGCGATCATCGGCCGGTCCTGGCTTTCAGGCGGGAGCTCTACCTCGAAGGGATAGCCGATGAAGGTCCAGCCCTGATGCACGACATCGACATTGTCGTTGACGACGCGGATCGGCGTACTGAGACCGGTCGCGGTGATCTCCAGAAGCACCTGCCAGACCTTGTCGGTCGCTTGCGAATGCCCGGCCCGCGTCGCCGCAGGCGAAATCGTCCTCACGGCATCTGCTCCAGTTTCAACGAGACCGAGAAAAGAACTGCCGTGGCGGCCGAGATGTGGGGCGCCTCCATGAATCGGTACTCCGCAACACCGCCTTCGCGCGGATGCACCCAATCGAACGGCAGCGCGCCGCCACCGGCCGTGTCTTCATAGAAGCTCCGCAGCACCGCCACTTGTGCTGCGGTCATCCGAAATGTCACCTCGATCTGACGTGGAGCCGCCGTGAACCGCCGTCGCAGCTTGGCCGCACCGGCATCCATCGCCGTGCGCAGGACGGTCTCGGCAAACCGCTCCTGATAACCACCCACGGTGGGGCGCTGCGGCAGGCTGCTCGGCCAGACGAGGTTCGACATGGATCAGACCCGCTTGGTCATGCGCCGCGAGCCATAGGTCTCGCCCTGCGCGCGATCGAGCCTGCCGCTACGGATGGCTTCCTCGATCTTGTCCTCGATGAACACCGCGATCTCGCGTCGGCCGTCGGCACCGCGCCGCTGCTCCGTGCGTGCGGGCGGATGGTCGCGACCGATGCGCATGTCGTAGACATTCACCGCCACGTCATTGGAGGGCGGCACCGGTCGCACTCGGTCGAGCCGATCGAGGTTCCACCGGTGACGTGGATCGTTGCGGGTCAGCACCTCCTCGCCGCGCAGCCCCAGGAAGGGCACCTCGTCCGGCCGCAAACCCAGCATGCCGCCGGCATGGAAACGGCCGGCACCGGCAAAAGCGCCGAGCGCCACCATGCGCGTGTGCGAGGGCGCGATTCCGACCAGCGCACCGTCATGGCCAGCACCGAAGAGACCGGAGAACCAGTTGCCGATGCTCTCGAAGAAGCCTGGCCCTGTGCTGGCGGCCGCCGAAGCACCTGCGGAAGCCGCCGCCTGAGGGGCAACGACACCGAACAGGTTCGGTAAGGCGCCGACGATCTGGGTCGTGATCGGCAGGATGAATTTCTGCTCGATCAAGGTCGCGGCGATCCGCGCCGCCATGCGCCGGAATAGACCGACAGCACCTTCGGCGAGATTGCTGAAGACGCTCTTGCCCGCCTTGCCGGCGTTGGCGAAGCCGTCGACGAGGAAGTTCGAGATGTCGCTCGACAGGCTCTTGGCCTGATCGCGAATGTCGCTGAAGTAGCGCGCCTGCTCCCTGAATGCCGCCGCCGAATCCTGGGCTTCTAGGATCTGGCTATCGACCCCACCCAACCGCTCGCGCATCGACTGCATGCGCTTCTCGCGCTCGATGGCCAGCTCCGCCGCCCGGCGCTGAGAAGGATCGCTGAGACGCGCGGCCTGTGCCTCGCGCTCGGCGATATCGAGATCATTCGATGCCGTGCGCCGCTCACGGGCCAATTGCCGGGCACGCTCGGCGGCAGCCTGGGCTTCAATGGCCCGCGTCGTCGCCTCGATCGATGTCCGGAGCCGCTCTTCGGCCGCCCCTGTTGCAAGAGACAGTGCGGCGCGGGCGTCACGCGTCGCAGCGAGCGACCGCTCGGCGATTTCGGCGCGTTGGACGGCGGCCGTTCCCTGGGCCTCCGCCTCCGCCAGACGTCGCGCGCTTTGGGCGCCAAGTTCCGCCTGAAACGCCGCACGGGCCTGTGCTTCGGCGCTTTCGACCACCCGACCGCGCAGGATTTCCTCGGCGCGGGAGGTTTGATCGACGCCGCTGCGATAGCCTTCCAGTGCTGCCTGGCGCGCGGCTTCCGCCCGGATGACGGCGGCCTGCCCTTGCCCATAGGCGTCGGCAACGGCCAACGTCGCCCGGGATTGGATGTCCAGCTCGCGGGTCTGGTCCTGATACTGCTGACGCTGTTGGGCCGCTGCATCGGCCACCATGCGCCGTTTGAGGGCTTCGGCTTCCAGCGCATTGAGATTGCGCTCGCGCGCGATCGTCTCGGCCTGGATTTCGGCTTCGATGATCGGTCGGCGCGCAGGGGTCGCGTCATAGACCCGCTGCCGCCGCTCGAGGTCTCCGATCTGCCGCGCGGTCTCCTCGCCGATCCGCATCGGCTCGGGCGCGGTGGGTGGGCGTACCGCAGCGGCAGCCTGGGCCTGTACTTGCGCCCGCTCGGTCGCCTGCTGCAGCCGCTCCAGTTCGGTACGCGCCGCATCGACCTGCGCCTGCAACTGGGCGCGCACCGCGTTGGGCGAGCCAAAGCCGAATCCGGGGATGACGACTTCCGCATTCGGATCCCGATAGAGGCGGGTTTCGCGGTTGAGCCGGTCGAGGCGTTCGACGGCTTGTTCGAGCGCATTCGCCGCGTCGGCCAGAGGATCGCGAGCGCGCGGCTGCGAGGGCGCCACCAGATTGGCAGCCCCGCTGATGGCGCCTTCGACGACCTGAAGCGTGACGCGCCCGACCGCGCCCCGCGCCAGATTGTCGACCAGTCGGTCCCAGGCGCGACCGATCTCGTTGATCGACTTCTGGGTCGGCGATAGCGCCTGGTCGTTGAGGCCGCGAATGCGCTCCTGCAGTGCATCGATCGCGATCCGGTAGGCTTGGGTTCGCTCACCCTGCTGCGTGAGCAGCCGGATATTCTCGCGCTGCGACGGGTTCAGGAAGCCGTTGAGCGCGCGGTCGAGCTTGATGATGGCGTCGTAGCCACCCGTTGCGAATTCGGCGAGCTGGCGCGCCGCGTCGCTGGCGGTCGTTCCGGTCGCCGCCGCGAGATCCGGCGCCATGCTGGCAAGCCGGGGGATTTCGCCGGCCGATAGATTGGGCGTGCGGACCAGCGTGGCGATGGCCGTGCGGGCTTCATCGCGCGCCACCCCGACATCGCGCAGTTTTTCGACCAGCTCGCCGAGTTGCTCGGCGGTCGTCTGCCCCTGGCGGCCCATCGCGGCCAGCGCGACGTTGAACGTGCGTGACTGCGCCGCAAGATCGAAGGCGCGCGACAGAATGATGCCGAGCGGGATACCAACCGCCGCCAAGGCCGCTGCAGCGCCGAGTGCCACTGGCGGAATGGCGCGGAATGTTGCGCCGATCCCACCGAAGATCTGCGTAATCTGCGGACCCTGCTGCAGGGCGATCGTCAACGGGCTCATGCCCGTCGTCAGGGTCGTGAAGATGTCGTTCAGCTGCGGCTGCAGCTGCGCCATCTGCTGGGCCGTGATGCGTGTGCGCTGGCCCTGCTGCTCGACGGTCTGCCCGAACGTCCGGGCGTTGGCATTGGCGACCAGATACTTCCGGCCAATGCCTTCGAGCACACTGGCATGCTCGGCCTGCGTCAGCAGACCTTTGCCCAAAAGATCGGTGGCGCGGCCCTGTTCCTGAGCCGCCTGATAGCCCTGGGCATATTGGCGCTTCAACCGCTCGGCGGAGCGGGCAAGCTTCTCCTGCTCCCGGTCCGCCTTCTGCGCGGAGGCGCCGGTTTTTTCGAGGGCGGTGCTGGCTTCCTGCGCCGCCGTCTCGATCGACTTCAGCGCCTGCTGGCCGGTGCGTCCCGCTTCGACCAGTTCGGCCTTGAAGCGTCCGCCATCGACCTGCAGTCGGACCGAGATGTTACGGTTGGCCATCGTCCTTCTTGTCGCTTCGCTTGGTGATGCCGCGCATCAGTCCGATTTCGGCTGCGGGCAGAAGTTCGGCGAGTGCGGCTCGGCTCACGCCAAGCGCGTCAGCCATCAGAAACACCGCCCCAAAATCGAGCCCGACCGGGCCCATCGGCCCCATGCGCAGCTGGCCCGCACAACGCTCCAGAAGATCCCAGACCTCCCAGCCCTCGGCAGTCGCCGGGACTTCGCGGTCATAGGGACATTCCGGGCAGCGCTCGGGGCAAGCGGCGCAGTAGTCCGGCCCGCCGCCGAAATGCCATTCGGCGCGGGCGCTCAGTCGTTTTTTTCGGTTTCGATCTCCGAGATCGGCCGGGCGTAGATGCGCTCGAAGGCCGCCGCCGCCTGCCAGATTTCCATCAGCGCATCGACCGCATCTGGCGATACCGGAGCGGGCTCGCCTTTTGCGTCGGCCACCCCCTCCCATTCGAGGATGGAGAGCCGCGCCAGCGCCTTGATGAAAGCGACCCCGCGCAGGGCGTCGATGACCTCCGAGGCTTCCTCGCCTTTCGTATCGACCCGAACCATCGCCGATTGTGCGGCGAAGAAGAGTGCTGTGCCGAAGGGGCGGACCTTGATCCGCACGCCGGGCAGGACGAAGAGATCGGACAGCAGGTCGATGACGTCGGTGGGGCTGAGCTTGCGCGCGACGCGCATCGCCAGGCACTCGCGCTTGAACTCGTCGACGATGTTCAGTTGGCGGCGTAGCACGCTCCGATTCCCTCGATCTCTTCGATCCTGTACACCATCCGTGCGCTTCCCGACGACGTCGCACGCAGCGACCCTGCGAGCCGCGTCGATGCGCGACCGTCGCGGCAGGCTTTGCCGACGATCGTGCGCGGCGCCGAGATGGAGCGGCGGCCTAGTCGGTGGTCGAAGTCTCGGTGAGCGCGAGGAGTGCCTCCGCGAGCACACGTGCGCCAGACGCTAGGTGGTCGGGCTCCGCCCATTCGGAGATGTGATGGCTCACGCCGCGGCGGCACGGCACGAAGATCATTCCGCTTGGACAGACAGCGTGCATTTGACGCGCGTCATGACCGGCGGATGAGAACAGATCAAGCGACGGCAACCCGATGTCGCGCGCCGCCTTCCGGATGATCGATTGCATCGCGTCCGGGAACGTCAGCGACATCGCGCGCACGAGCGGCTGGACCGCGACGCTGCAAGGGCCGGCGTGCTGTGCGCAGACGACGGGGATCGCGTCGCCGAGCCGGCCGAGCGTCGCGGGGTCGGGGTGGCGCAGATCGATCGAGAACGCGACCTCGCTTGGCACGACCGATGGTGCGTTCGGACGTACGGTTAGCGCGCCCACCGTAAAGCGGACGACGTCGCTCGGGTCAGCGGTCGCCTCTTCCAGGGCGCGGACCATGGCGGCGGCGGCCAACAGCGCATCGCGCCTGTCGCGCCGCGGCGTCGTGCCGGCGTGCGCCTCCTCACCGGAGACCGTCACCTTGAAGGTCAGCTTGCCCTGGATCCCGGTGACGATCCCGACCGGCTTGCTCTGCGCCTCGAGGATCGGTCCTTGCTCTATATGCGCCTCGATATAGCCGGCGACGGGACCGCCGAGAGCACGGTCGGGGACCAGCGGCCCGGCCGCACGGCAGCTTTCGAGGGCAGTGCCGACATCGATGCCGTCGGCGTCCCTAGCCTTTTTGATCTCGTCGAGCGTGCGCCAGCCGACGAACGCCTCGGAGCCCATCATGCCAGGGGCGAAGCGCGACCCCTCCTCGTTCATCCAGGCGACGATCTCGATGCTGCGGCGAGGCCTGATCCCGGCGGCGACCATCGCCTCGACCGCCTCAAGCCCGGCGAGCACGCCGTAGACGCCGTCGAACTTGCCGCCGGTCGGCTGGCTGTCCAGGTGAGATCCGGTCAGGACCGGGGGGAGGTCTGGCTCGCGTCCTTCGTACCGCAGGAACAAGTTGCCCGCCGGGTCGATCGACGCAGCGAGACCGAGTGCCGTTCCCCAATCGACGAGAGTCCGCTGGGCCGCGGCATCCTCCGGCGAGAGCGCTTGCCGGTTGACGCCGCCATCGGGACGGGCTCCATGGCGCGCCATGTCCATGTGGCGTTGCCACAGGCGCTTCTCGTCGACATGCCGCGCGACGGTCCCTGGCATCGCGTGCCTCACTTGGTCTTCATAATCTCCGACGGCTTGGCGCGCGGATCGCGCGGCAGCCATTTCCCGGCTTCCACCATGGCGAGGAACTCGGCCATCGCGCGATTGAAGGCTTCCGGCTCCTCGAGGTTGAGGGTGTGGCCGGTCTTGGGCAGCACGAGGAGGCCGCAAGCCGGGATGGTCTTCTTCATGAAGATGCCCGGTTGCAGGCAGTGATCGTCCTCGTCACCGACCATGACCAGGGTCGGGACGGGCATCGCAGCGAGCTTCGCCTCCAGGTCGTAGATCGACGGCCGGCGCGCCTGGACGCCGCGCATGGTGTTCGCCGCCCCCTTGGCGGAGTGCCGTCCGAGCATGTCCGCGAACTCCCGCCAACCGCGCGGGTCCTTGGCCTGGAACTGAACGCGGCTGGCGCCGAGTGCGTAGGTCTCGGCGAACTTCTTCGCGCCCTGCGCCTCGAACTGCTTGGCGACTTCGAGCGAGACGTTACGGAAATAGCCCTCGTACTGCTTCTCCGCGCCGTAGCCGGCACCAGCGATCAGCAGCGACAGGGCGCGACCGGGGTATGCCAGCCCGAAATGCAGGGTCGCGAAGCCGCCCATCGACAGGCCGACGACGTGAGCCTTCGCGATCTTCAGATGGTCGAGCACGGCAACGATGTCATCCGCGGCGCGCGCTTGGGAGTAACTGTCGACGCTCTCCGGCACGTCGGACGGCGGGTAACCTCTGGCCGCGAACGTGATGCAGCGGTGCCGGCGCGCGAAGAAACGGAGCTGGGGCTCCCAGGAGAGATAGGTGCCGCCGAACTCATGAACGAAGATGATCGGCGAGCCGGCGCCGGCCTCCTCGAAATGCAGCTTCACGCCGTCGTCAGCCGTGGCAATGGGCATGGAGAACCTCTCAGAACAGGGGGCCGACCTGGTTGCGGCCGCGCGCCGCCTCGGCCATGCGCGGCAGCAGGGCGCAGAATCGCGCTGCCCAATCTTCTGGCACCGTCGTGCTCACTTTCACGAAGCGGTGGCCGCATGTCTTGGAGTGATACGCGCCCTGCCGGATCATGACGCCCTGTTCCCGGTAGGCGTCGACCAGTGCCTCGGGCGTGAGGCCGGCCTGCATGACATCGATGATCACGAAGTTGCCGTGCGAGGGGTAGATCGGCATCGCGAGCCCGGGCACCTTGGCGACGGCCTTCCGCATGGCGTCTTGGTTGCGGCGCTGCAGCGCCTGAACGCCGGGGAACCATGAGTCCTTGATCATCAGCCCGGCGATGGCCGCCTTCTGCGCGATGACGCTGCCGCCGAGCGTGTTGGGAGGTGCCGCCGCCAGGCGCTCGATCAAATCGGGATGGGCCACCACGGCGCCGACTCTCAAGCCTGCGAGGCCCAGCCACTTCGAGAAGCTGTAGGTGACGATCGTGCGCTCGGGATAGAAGCGCCAGGCGAGCGTGTGTCCGTCGGCGAAATGCCGATAGGTGCAATCATGGATCAGGTAGGCGCCGACGCGCTTGGCGATGGCGCAGAACGCCTCGATCTCCTGCGCCTCGTAGCGGATGCCCAGCGGGTTGTTAGGGTCGACGATGTAGATGAGCTTGGTCCTAGGTGTCACCG